CGTAGACGTTCCACGCCACACCATTTCCCGGTGCATTGTTCGTTCGAACGCGGACTGAACTTTGGTCGGGAACATTTGCCGAGGTGATGCTACTGGCCACGCCTTCTTCTCCGCGAGCGTTCAACCACGCAGCTTGCACGAAATAGGTCGCCGCTGCGAGTGTGCCGGTTAAGACGTCCACTGCAGGGCTGTCCGCGATAACGACGGGGTCTGTAACCACGCCGACGCCAGATTGAAGTAGCATTCCAGACGCCCATTTGGCGAGGTCATTGTAAGCATTCCATTTTCCCAGGTATCGATCGTTCAACTGGTTCCCGTATGCATCCCGGTAGATCAAAGCCAATGTATGGAATGTGTGCCACAGTCGAAGAGGCGGCGTTACCACTATGTTGTTCAGATGCACAGTGCCTTGGAAAATCGCGGCGCTCCCCGGCCACCAGCCGGCGGGAGTTGCCAGCGAAGATGCGGAGCGAGCCAGCGCTGATTGAAGTTCAACCCCTAATTCCTCCTGCGCTAGGGCTATCTTGGCGGCGGCATCGATCCCCTCTGTACTCGCTACGTCGAGCACTGCGGTATCCTGCGCTGCCAATTGGTCCAAGGTCGAAATCTGTGCATCAGTAAATAAAGCCATCGGCGCTCTGAGATTATTCTTTGATGACGCGTTTCGCCTTGATTAGGTCGGCCGTTGAAACCAGCGTTACTTGCATCCGGTTGGCTGCCGCTTCGCTGTCTGCCACCCGCTTGGCCTCCGCCTTTTTCTCATGAAATTCTTGCGCCACATCGTCATTGGCGGCATGGGCGCGGCCGTCCGCGATCATTTTGGCCGCAAGTTCCTTAGGAACTTCGGTTAAAAGACCTTCTTTTCCTCCGTCGGAAGTCGCGTGACTTACTAGGACGACGAAGGGATGGCTGAGGCTACCTTCGACCTCGCGAATTTTTTGATAATAGGATTTCAAGTTCATAGTGGCGTTTACTTGATCCCGGAGATCCGCGGAATGGATCTCCGGCGAGATACGATTGACTAGGAATTGACTTGGACGGCAAAATTGTTTCTGAGCGCAGCCGCGCCATACAACACGTCTACTGTGAACTGCTGGGACAGTGTATTTGGCTGGTAGCTCATGATGACTCGCATCCCGAAAGTGCCCAGATCGGCGTACTCAGCAATGGCGCCAGTCCCAGGAAGCGGTTGAGGAAGCCGGCGAATCACCAGGCCAATCGCGTCTCGAACAAACGCGAGGTTGTGTGTTGTGACGGGAGAACTTCCAGTCTTTGCCACTAGTTGAGATCTGAACACAAAGAAATCTTTGATTTTTCCGACTGTTCCGTCCACCAGCGCCCTCAGGCCCGCTTCGCCGGCTGTTTGGAATTCACTGAATCTCGGGATCTGCCGCATTTGCGAGTAAGTGCTGGAGTCGACGATCAGGTGTTTCGTTTGGCTGGAGGGAACTTTTGCCTGGAAAAGTGCGGTCTCGGCGGCGTCAATAGCAGCTTCGGTGATTGGCGTCGCCGCGATGCCGACCGGGGTGTTCGCCGAAAAGCTCGCGTATAATCCGAGAAGGTCGGATTCGATTCGCTCCGCTATCGCGATAACCGCGGGCTGCATATAGACCCTGAGTAAGTCAGGAACAGCCAGCACTTTGGTGACATCCGGAATCTGAAATGTCGCCTCCGCGTGCGTGTTTAGAACGATCTGGGCGTTCCCTAGACTCGGATTCTGTGTCGTAACCGTGCCGCCTTCTGCGATATTACTTGCCACAAGTGTCGGCGGAATAGGCACATTGACTGTGTCTCCTGCTTGAGCTAACGTCGGCTCGTAATCGCGGTTAACCAGGTTACCCATAATGAGGTTGCTCACCAGGGCGGGAAGTGCATCAGCCGCCACGAGCTTTACGATCGCGGTGGCCACGTTAGTGGATGTGATTGCTGGCATTGCTATCTCCTATTGTTCTTCTGAAGTCTTGTTCGGTGTGTGCAGCTACGATCCGCGTAAAGCCTGAGCCGCGATTCGTGCAATCTCCTGACGCGCGCGTTCCATATCTTCGGAACTCATACCCGGCCGAATCTTGTCTATGTCTATGGGAGGCGACCCGCCGGCCGTCGATTTTTGGTTGGATGGAATGCCGGAACCACCGGAGATGCGCGCGGGCAGAAACTCCGGGTTGGAGTTGACGAATCCGGTGAGATAATCTTTCATTCCGACATCGCCCGTTTCGGTCTTCGCAATCAGCCGTCCGTCGTCGGCCCTCGCAATATCGTCTTTGACAGCCTTGAAGGCCAGATCCACTTTTCCTACACCCAACCGTTGTAACTCGGCCCTGATCGCCGCGCTCCGCTCGGCCTCTTCGGCCACCTGCCGGCTGCGCTTGTTTTCTTCAATGAGATCATTTACTCGCCGCTCGAGCAGTTCTCGCCGCTTTCGCTCTTCTTGTAACTCAGTCTTATAGGCCGGTTCCGTCTTCGCCTGCTCGGAGCGCGTAAACTCTTGAACCGCTTGCTTCACCAGTGATTGCATGTCAATTCGCTGGGATTCTGTCACTGGTATTTTGTCCCGTTTTGTTTCCTCCATAACTCTCCTCTATCCCAATCGGGGGCTCGAATGACTTATCTATTTCGCTGGCAATCTGATTCTTGATGTCTTGGCGGACATCGCAGAAGTACTTGAATGCCAGCTTCTTAAAGAGTTGCTTCTTCAGGGTGTCAGACTGGATGCCGAGGTCGAGCAGTTTTTTCGCGTCATCCAGCTCCACGCTGAAGTCGCCAATATCGAATTCGTCCAGTCCCGACACGTCTATCGACAGGCCGTCTTGCCGGGCGACGTTAATCGCGTACAGTACCTGTTTCATCGTGTGCTTGACGGCATCGCCATAAGCGCGTAACACCTCCTGCGTAATACTGAAGTCGCGCTGTTTGCTAAGTCCGGATTGGCTCGTCTGAACAGAGCTGGTGCTGCCGGCCTGCGCCATCAAGTAACAAACCCGATAAATTTCATCCTTCAATCGCTCCAGGTTGTCGGCTGCAATCTGGAATACGTAGCCTTCGGGCTCGGTCCACCCAAACCGGTCCTCGGGACCGAGTTGAATATAGTAGGATTCGCCGACGATTTGGCTCCACTCACGTTCCGAATAAATCACTGGTGTTGCGAAAAGGCCCATCGTCAGGGCCCATGACAAGGCATTTGACTTGTTGAAGTGTTCGAGCTGCAACAAAGCCGCCTTGTTCATCAGCCAGAGCCCTTCAGAAACCCGGACTTGAAAAATCGGCACTTTGAACTGTGACGCAAGCCCGTGGCGTCCCTCATCCACGAGCTCAATGTCGCTGGCATGGGCCGCCGAGTTTGCGGCACGGTAGGTCTTGAAAGTTTCGCGATCGTAATAAATCCAGCGGGTTTCCTTCTTCCATGTTTCGCTGCCTACACTGGCTTGCCGTACCCAGGAGTTACGTACCACAACCCATTCAAGCTGGCCGTTGCTGTCATAGCTCCAATTGATTAGTTCGTCGGGCGAGTAGTCCGCGAGAAAAGCCCGGGATTTCCCGACAGCATCTTCTTGCGCCCGATTGGTGATCGCTGATGTCACCCTGGGGAAATCGACTACGACGTAACTCCTGCCCATTATTAGGGCTTGGACGAGCTGCTGCCGGAAGAATTCTGCCAGTCCCGTGCCCTGTAGATCGCAGTCTTCGGCAAACCCGGAAAAAAACGTCTTGCCGGCTTCGTTCGCCCCGTCATACGAGATGATTGGCTCCCGGCGCATAAGCGTAGCCGCATACCAGTCGATGATGGAACCAATATAGTTTTCGTAGAATACATGGCTCAAGCGCTCGAAATATACATCGTTAGGCTCTTTACTGCGGCGCACCAGATACTCGGTCGCGTGTTCCCGCAGCAGTTCTCCGCCTGCGTACAGGTCTTTGTACTTGCGCCACATCGCCTTCGACCTGACGTATTCGGGATGTTCGATGTTGATTGCTAGCATGTAAGCGTGTTGCCTTTACAGAAG